GTGACCTATTTCTGTTTTGTTGAATCGATCATCCTCGGCATCCCGCACATGGAGCCGCTGGACGCTCAGACCGATGAGGAAGCCGTCGTCGAGGCTGAGGCGCTTCTGAAAAGCCACTTCAGCGGGATCGCCGCCCATGTCTTCCTGGGGGAGGAGCGTGTGATCAGCATCCGTCAGGATCAGACTATCCCCGGATAGACCCGTTCGACATCGAGAGAACCCAACGGGCTCAGCCCACAAAACGCATGCCAGCGATCAGACCGCCGATCATCTGGCGACCCTCCTCGGCGGCAAGGTTGGGCCGGTGGCGATCCTCTAGATCGCGGTCGAGCGCTCCTGATTCTCTCGCAAAGGCCTCATCAGGGCCGACAGGTTGATTATCCATGCCCGTCGCCCGACCCGGAGGCGACCCCTGCTGCCGGATTTTGAGGATGGCGAGTCAATTGCTCTGTCTTTGTTCTCGCTCTGCATCAAGCACGGACAGCATGGGGGAGCGCCAAAGTCTCACGGCGCCGTCTTGTTCAAGACGCACCACGGCCCGAAACGTGGCCCAAACATCTGAAATGTAAGGAAAGACGATGGTGGGTGATCACAGGTTCGAACTGTGGACCCGCTGATTAAGAGTCCCCTTATCTAGTTTGAATTTATTGCGCTTTTTCCCAAACCGAAGGGAAAAGAGCCGATGCCCAATCAATACGTTAGCAGGAGAGTCCAAACCGACTCAGACCCTGACTTGCTCGATTTGCTTGGGCCGATTGGACCGCCTGAAACGCAAAACGCCGCCCCGGCTGCAACCGGAAGCGGCGTTGAATGCGATGACATCTTGGGCGACGTCGGTACGGACTATAACGATGTTCCTGTTGCAAAGAAAGAGACGCCTGTCTCTCCGCTCGACCGGCAACTGATCATAACGCGCTTCGCCAATGAGTACGCGAAGCAGCAGACACGGGTAGGCACCACGCTTCGGCTGTTCGCTGACCTGATCGATGGGACCCGCGCCACATCTAAGAAATCTCTGCCTTGGCTGAAGCTGGCCCGGTTCGGAGACGTTCCTAAGCTGCCAGGTGGGTCTCTGCGCCATGACGCCAACTTGGAGACAATCGACGGGGTCGAGGGTGATTATGACGCTGGCGTCGTCACCCTAGATGAAGCGGCCAAGCGCCTACGTGCGGCAAACCTAGCAGGTATCCTGTACACCACGCCGTCGCACACGCCTGAGGCTCCCCGCTGGCGCGTCCTGTGTCCGACATCAGAAGCCCTGTCGCCTGATGAGCGGTACGCGTTGATGGCGCGCGTCAATGGTGCTCTTGGCGGCATCCTCGCAGGCGAGTCCTTCACCCGATCTCAGTCCTACTATTTCGGGGCGGTCGGGAAGGGCGAGTATCACACCGTGGGATTGGTCGAGGGCCGCCCCGTTGATATGGCCCTCGAGATTGTCGCTCTAGACAAAGGCGGCGGACCTTACGTCGATGTTGAGGATCTGCTGGCCGGCATCGAGCCGATCCAGCCTGTGGCGCCAGTTGCTGACCTCGATGAGGATGATGATCTAGAAGCTCTCCTATTCGAAAGCAGAGTGGACCGGATCAATGCCGCTCTTGCTTTCGTACCCGCAGACGATCGTGACGAATGGCTTCGCATCGGGATGGCGATCAACGCCGCGTCGAGCGGCTCTGAACGCGGCTTCGAGGTATGGGAAGCTTGGTCGCAGGGCAGCGACAAGTACGATGCGAAGGATCAACGAAAGAAGTGGGACTCGTTCGGGCACCGGAGCGGAAAAACACTCGGGATCGGCTCGCTGTTCGATCTAGCCAAAGCCTATGGCTGGAACGCTACGCTGGCTGAGGCGCCGAAGCCGGCCACACCGTCTCGCCTCACCTTCCTGTCGCCTGCCCAGTGTGAGTCCACGCCGTCGCGTGGCTACGTGCTGAAAGGAATTCTGGCCCCCGGCGACGTCGGTTGCATCTTTGGCGCGCCTGGCGCCGGCAAGTCGCTGATCAGTCCCCACATCGGCTACGCCGTGGCGCAAGGCCGTGAGGCGTTCGGGATGCGGTCGAAGCCGGGCCGCGTGTTCTACATCGCAGCTGAAGATCCGCACGGGATGCGGGGCCGGGTGACGGCGCTAAAAATGAAACACGGTGACGCCGCAGACTTCACCTTGGTTGAGGGTGTCAGCGACTTGCTGGCCGAGGATAGCCCGGACCTGGCGGCGATGCTGGAAGCCATTCAAACGCAGCGTCCGGCGCTCGTCTTCCTCGATACGCTGGCGATGGCGTTCCCTGGCCTTGAGGAGAATAGCGCCGAGGCCATGGGGCGCGTCGTCGCTGTGGCGCGCGGCTTGGCCCAGTGGGGCGCGGCCGTCGTCCTGATCCACCATGACACCAAGGCGGAGGGGAAGACGCCGCGCGGGCATAGCTTGCTGAATGGCGCGCTCGACATGGCGATGCACGTCAGCCGGGATGATGTCGGAGTCGTCCGGGGCAACCTGACGAAGAACCGCAACGGCTCCTGTGATCGCGACATGGCGTTCATCATCGAGACGCGGACGCTCGGCGTGGACGAAGACGGCGACCCGATCACTGCCGCCCTGGTCGGGGAACTGGCCGCAGGCACGGCGCCGAGGGCCGACAAACTGTCACCCAGTGCTCGCGCTGCATTGGACATCCTGACCGTTCTTGAGGCGGACAATGCGAGGGTGTCCGGGGACTGTCCGCCCTTGTCCGGCGTGTCCGAGCAGGAGTGGCGGGAAGCCTGTATTGCCGGCAGGGCCGTGTCCGGGTCCGAAAAAGAGGACACACGGCGAAGGATGTTCACAAGGGCATGTCGCGATCTGGCCGGACAAGGTCGGACAATTATGCTCGGCGACCGCGTGATGGTGAACAAGGTCAACCAGATCAACGGCTTTGACGATGGTGGGGATGGGTTCGATGATTGATCGGACAACACTCGGACAAGGCCGGACACGGGTCGGACAAGCCCCCTCGCCATGCTGTCGACTGACCGGACAGACACGGACAACCCCCTTAAGGGGTGTCCAGATGTCCGGGTCGGCAGGCGCACCTATTCCCATATTCGATCTGGAGCGTTCCCCGCCGTCCCTGTGGATAGCGGGGGCAGTGCAAGGGCGTACCCGGCTTTGGCTTGGCGCCGAGACTGATTCGCCCTCATTGCTAAATGTGCCGGCAAAGCAAGAGACCCGCCGGGGGCAATCCGACGGGCCTCGATCTGCGCAGCGTCGGCTGGCAGGAGCGGCGTCCGGGGGAGGTTTCGAAGCCTTCCCCGGACGACCTATAGGTGCCCATAACCTGACACCCACGCAAGCAGCTTCGATCACCCTGATCGTGCTTGCCGTGGAAAACCCGGTGCGGGCCACCACGCGGCCCTTCGATGGGGCGCACATTGATCCCATCAGTGGAACCGGGGGTCCCTTTGGGGGGCGCTACCAATGCGGGGGCAAAGGACCCCGGTATTTCGCGCGCTGCAATTTTTCTGAAACCCATTTCCGAGGTCCAGCATGACTGCGCTCGACCACAGTGACCACATCGTGGACCTACTGGCGCCTATTGCCGTCGCCCATAGCGACGAGTCTGCGCCGTCACGCGTCGCACCGATCGCAACGACGGCCGCCCTTTGTGAGATCCGTTGCTCCAAAGCGGACTTGGCCGCGTTCCTCGGCATCACCGCGCGCAGGATCAGCCAGTTGGTCGAGGACGGCGTGGTCAAATCGGTTGGCCGCGGGCGTGACGCTTTCAATGTCGCCGATGCAACGCGCACCTACTGCGCCTTCTTAAGCGACAAGGCGCGGGGGCGACTGGGCGAAGGCGACCCATTGAAGGAACAGAAGATCAGGCAAGCGAGCGAAGCAGCTGACCGACTGGCCATGCAGAACGCCCGTGATCGGGGAGAGTTGGTGTCCGCTGCTGCGGTTGAGGCCGAATGGGGAGCTACCCTGCGCGGCGTTCGGGCTGCGATGCTGGCCGTCCCAGCGCGCGTTCACTCGCGCGTGCCTACGCTTACGGCGCACGACCTGGCCGAACTGGATCGGGAAATCCGCGACGCCCTTACAGAGATCGGGGAGGGCAGGGCATGACCACGACGCTTGACCGGGTCCGCACGAACGCCCTGCGCGCCCTGATCCCGCCGCCCCGCCTGAATTTGGCCAACTGGATCGAGTCCGAGATGCGTCTACCGGAGGGCGTCAGCGCCACGCCGGGCCGCGTTCGCCTGTGGCCTTTCCAACGGGGCATTGCAGACGCCATCTCTGATCCGGGCATTGAGCGGGTGACGCTCATGAAGTCGGTTCGCGTGGGTTTGTCGACGCTGATCAGCGCGACCGTCGCCAGCTACGTGGCAAATGAACCGTCGCCTATCCTGGTTCTGCTGCCGACTGAAGATGACGCCCGCGACTTCGTCGTCAGCGACCTTGAACCGATTTTCGAGGCAACGCCGGCATGCGCTGGCCTGCTGTCCGACGATAGCGAGGAGGGCGGACGCAACACCCTCATGTCTCGCCGGTTCGCGGGGGGCTCGCTGAAGGTTGTCGCGGCCAAGTCTCCTCGTAACCTGCGCCGGCACAATGTCCGCATCCTCCTGATGGATGAAATTGACGCCATGGAGTCCACCGCCGAGGGCAACCCGCTCACCCTGGCCGTGAACCGGACCTTGTCGTTCGGCAACCGCAAGATCATCTGCGGGTCGACGCCGACCGATGACCTGACATCGAACGTGGCGCGGCTATATGCGCAATCGGATCAGCGTGTGTTCGAGGTCCCATGCCCGTCATGTGGCACCTTCGCTGAGATCCTATGGCGACACATCGAATGGGAGAGGGGGCGGCCGGAGACCGCCGCATTCCGTTGCCCGCACTGTGAGGATTTGATCGAGGAGCGGCACAAGCCGGCCATGATCGCCGCCGGCACCTGGCGAGCCACGCAGCCCGAAGTTCAGGGACATGTAGGCTTCAAACTCAACGCCCTTGTGTCGACGTTGGCGAACGCGTCGTGGGGCAAGTTGGCCGCCGAGTTCCTCGCGGCGAAGGGGCAGCCGGATCAGTTGCAGACCTTCGTGAATACCATCCTAGCCGAGACGTGGCGCGAAACAGCCGACGACCTGGATGAGACCAACTTGGCGGCGCGTGCTGAACCGTTCGGGTTGGAAGCGATCCCAACTGAGGTGCTGTTCCTTACTGTCGGCGTGGATGTGCAAGACGACCGCTTTGAACTGACCTACCTCGGCCATACACGCGAAGACACGGTGCTGATCCTCGGCTCGTCCGTCATTTGGGGGCGGCCGACCGATGACTCGTCGTGGGCCGAGTTGGACGACGCGCTGAAGGCAACCTGGCCACATCCCAACGGCGGCACGTTGCGCGTGGATGCGACCTTCATCGACAGCGGCGACGGCGGCGTGACCGATCAAGTCTATGCCTTCGCCAAGCCTCGACTCTCGCGCCGCGTGTTCGCCATCAAAGGCGTTGGCGGGTTCGCGCGACCGATCATTGAGCGATCGCAGGCGAAGAATATTACCCTGATCCTGGTCGGTGTGGATTCGGCCAAGGCGCAACTGATGAGCCGGTTAAAGCATGGGACTGGTATCCGCTTCAGTGCGTCCTTGGACGCCCGCTTCTATGAAGAGTTGACGTCTGAACGGCGCGTGGTCCGCTACAGTCGTGGGCGTCCAGTTCGGCGCTTCGAGCGTATTCCAGGACGCCGGGCCGAGGCGCTGGACTCGACGACCTACGGCATCGCCGCGCGTCAGATGATCAGCACGAACCCAGATCAAAGGGAGGCTGAGTTGGGGACGGCCGGCATAGTGAGGCCAGTCGTTCGGCGGGCACCCCCGCGACCTGGTTCGCTGCCAGCGTATCGGATCTGAGCGTAGACTTGATGAACTGCGTTCCGCCCGGCCATACTCCCCTAAAGGGAGGGCTGAATGGCTGATCATAAAGAAAACGGCTGGCCGCGAAATCGATTCACTGGCCCCGGCGGTGGTTTGTTCACGGGTCCCGGCGGCGGTTTGTTCACGGGTCCAGATGGTGGGGCATTTACAGGACCCGGTGGAGGACTGTTCACTGGCCCCGGGGGAGGCCTCTTTACAGGACCCGGTGGCGGACTATTCACCGGGCCGGGCGGTGGCCTCTTTACAGGACCCGGTGGCGGCTTGTTCACAGGCCCTGGTGGAGGTCTTTTCACGGGTCCTGGGGGTGGTTTGTTCACGGGGCCAGGCGGGGGACTCTTTACTGGTCCCGGCGAACCATACCGAAGCATTGTTCCTCCGATCCCGCGCTTTATCTCTGAATTGCGAAAACGCGGGATGGATCGGGCAGCCGATATTTTGGCTCGGGCGCATAGGGTCGAGAGCTAAAGTCCGCCGCTTCAGTCCAGCTTGAAATCGGTGGTGAATGTAACTCTGGACTCAGTCGGTGTGCCATCGACAGTGCGCGGGCTGAGGCGTCCACTACGTGCAGCCCTTAGAACGGCTTGGCCGAAGCCTGCCCCAGCGGGTGTTTCATCGACGATGCGACAGTCTGAGAGTGAGCCGTTTCCGCTGAATTTGCAGCTTACCGTCGCTGCCCCTTGGGTAATCCCGCGGGATTGCGCCCGCTCGGGGAACTCGGGGCTCACCTGGCGCGACCATTGGACGTCCGTGATTTCCGTTGGGGTGTCCGCTTTCGCGGCAGCGGTCCTCTTCGCTTCGATCACCTCGAGCAGCAGGTCGATCGGCTCTTTGGTGTAGTCGGCGTCAGGATCTAAGCGCTTCGAACTGCGCCAAGATGTGCAACTTGCCGAGAGGTCCTGACCTTCCCCGCATCGCGTCCAATATCCGGAATAGAATGTGGACAGGGCGGCATAGGTCCCCTGAGTACGCCGACCCGTAGGCTCTATCGAGAAGCCTTGATCGTTGAGCAAGTTTTGCAGGCCTCGAACAAGGGAGCGATCCATCTTGTCGATATCGATGACGACTCGACGCCACACTTGGCCATCAATGGTGCGTGGATTGGTGCGAGGCACCCCACAGGCGTCTAGCGCCTGATTGATCGCTACCGCAGAGCCACCCAGCGGGATGTTGAACTGGTGGGGCGTGCCGGAGAAGTCTTCGTACTCGAGCACCATCCTGGAGCCTGAGGCCATCCAACGTGCCACCTCTCCTGGCGCGTCGGCAAACAACCCATCCTTAGAAGTTGAGGAATCCCACACATCTTCCTGAACTTCACCACCATCGATCCGGTAGCGGACGTTTGCATCGTCGTCACCGACATAGCCGCCTAGGAAGTATGTTTCGAGGAGGTCGCTTTTGCAGCGAACTACCATGGCGAACCCGCGACCGCGTACTGATGCTGTCACAGTTCGCTTGTCGCTGAAGGCATCGGTTGACGACTCTACTCGCCACGCTTGGGCCTGCGCTCCTTCCGCCGCCGATAGCGCGGCGAGGGTGATGGCGATGAAAACTGGTGCGACGTGATTCATGTGCCCTTTATGGGCGAACGTCGTCATTCGAGCAAATGCCGCCGGGTGGGGGCTTATCTCTACTTTGTAGATATTTGTCTCTATTAAGCAGACTTAAATATATATTGACGTCGCGAATTGTATTCGCTCATTATGTTTGTATCGCAACAGCAGTTGCGGTCGCGGTCGAAGGCGGTTTAGAGGGGGGGAGGTGTCTAGCTATGGCCAGGCGCTGACGCGGGGCTTTGCCCGCTGCTGTTCCTCGGCAGTACTTCGAACGCGTTAGTGTCTGGCCACCAGCGTCGAAGACTGTTGGTCAGATTTCACAATGAGGAATCTATGACCGCAAGCACCTATTCCCCTTCGTGGGATCAGATGAACGCCATGGGCGAGGCTGAGGCTACGTACCTAGTTCGCGAGGCAGTTGAGACGGAAAATCCCTGCCTAATCGTGGCTCGTATTCGAGCAATGATGGGTTCGGCTTCTGAGGACGGCCGAGACGTCGGTTTCATGTTTTACCTGGCGCACGCAGCAATGCGCGGAATCCGAAATGGTTGACCTGCCGCCACCGCCAGTCTTCCTTCGAATGGAGCAGATGGTGGCGCGGCTCGCCATCAGTCGAAGTACAATTTACAGATTGATCAAGGAGGAAAGCTTTCCTCGCCAGATAAGAATCTCGCACAGGGTTGCGGTTTGGATTGAGTCTGAGGTTGACGCTTGGATGATGTCGCATAGCGAACTCAGAGATTTGCCGGTGAAGCGCCGCTCTCGCCGCTAGGTTTTACCGGGATGCGTTGAGGCGTCGCATTCGATTGCGGCGTGCGACCGTGTCCATTCGGGCGTGGGCTGAAGTCAGCGACAAGCCTTCGCCAGTCGGGGAAGAACTTCTCGGCCTCCTCCTGCAGCTCCGCGTGCAGTTGCGCGTAATCCCAATTCGCCATTGTCGCTCCGATTGTTCGAGATGAGCGCCGCACAGCAGGGAAGCCTGTGCAGCGCTCGCCTCAACTCCAACCCGCGAGAGGCGGGTCAATGGCCTAGCACCGTGCGCTGCAGCGCCGCTCCTGTACCGTAGGGCTGCGCGCCGACCGCGATGTACGCGGCGCTTGATGCCTTCTCATGCCGGCCAGCATCATCAAGCAATATTAGCTTGATTTATGTTCGGCCTATTTTCAATAAATATTGACTCTTCTAGCCAAAATTCCCAATCAATGGGGCATGGGTCGTGATAAGAATTCAAAAATCTTAAGTAATGAGACAGATGTCTCATTCAATGAGATTTCTGTCTCATTGCAGTTGAACGTGAAGGCGGCTGCCACACTACTAACGGCGGTGGCGGCTTTTGCGGTTCCGTTGGCGGCGGTGATCGATCGACATCTGACGGCGGCGAACGACGGCGGGGTTACAATCCAGCCCAATGATCGGCCAGCCTTCCATGCGGACTTTGCTCGTACGCTCACCACTTTGGCAGTGGGCCGAGGTGTCGCTTACGGCCTTGAAGTTGGGCAGGCTTTTGCACTGCTGGCCGAAGACGTCGACGCCCACGGGACGGTATTTGAAGAAATTTCCCGTATCCTCGAACCGCACTGTCAGATTGCCGCCTTGGCGGTGGCCCATGTAGCGGGACGCGCCTGATGGCGGACAGCGGCCGCGACGTCAAACTCGTAGTCAAGGCCGAGGACAACACGGCGCCGGGCCTGCGGAAGGCTGAGGCCGCGTTGCAGCGCTTCGCGTCGGCCGCGCAGAAGGCTCAGGCTCGACGGGCGGCCCGCTCCACGGCTGACGCGGCCGTGGCCAAGGCTGCTGCCGACTACGAGCGGGCCACAGCTGAGGCGACGAAGTTCGGTCGCCAGCTGAAGCAGATCGAGAACTTCCAGTGGACCAATGAGGTCGTGGAAGCGCCGGAGCGTCTCGCAGAGAACTTCGAGCGTGCCCGCGAAGAAGCACGCCGCACCAAGATTGAACTCGAGCAGGCCCGCGCCGGGGTGGCGCGGTTCACGCAGTCGGGCAACGGGCTGGCGACGCTCGAGGGCCGCATGGCCTCGATGGCGACCGAGACTGCTCGGACCGACGGTGCGGTGGATCAGCTTGCTGCCGGGCTGACGCGCCTCAACGGGGTCCAATCGACGGCGGCTGCACGCGCCAATGCGACCGCTGGCGCCCTGCGCAATCAGGCGCGGGCCGGAGACCTCGCCAGCAAGATCACCAACGCCTATTCGACGCGTCAGGGCCGCGGGCCGCTTGGCCTTCGTCCCTACGAGTTGCAGAACCTGGGCTACCAGGTCAACGATCTGATCACGCAGATCGCCAGCGGCACCAGCCCGATGCAGGCGTTCGCGCAGCAGGGCGGCCAGATCGCCCAGATCTTCCCTAAGGCGACCGGCGCCATCATCCGCTTCATCCCGGTCATCGCACTGGCCGGCGCCGCGCTTGCACCGTTCATCAGCGCCATGAACCGGGCCAACACCGAGGCGTCGCGGCTCACCAACGTCGAGCGCATCCTGAGCACCTCTGGCAACGCGGCCCAGTACAGCGCGCCCCGACTGGCCGCGTTCGCCGCACGTCTCGAGGAAATCGGCGCCACCGCCGACGAAGCCATGGCAATCACCCGGGACGCGGTGCGCCGAGCCGTCGACCCCGCCTATCTGGACCGCTTCGCCAAGGCGGCCGGCGACATGGCGAAGGTGCTCAAGGTCGACGTCAAGACGGCGGCCGAGGACGTGATGAAAGCGTTCACCGGCAACGCCGATGCCGTGCTGGCGCTGGACGACGAACTCGGATTCCTCACCGAAGCCGAGCGCAAACACATCGAGCAGCTGCGCGAGTCCAAGAAGGACGCCGAGGCCCGCACCCAGGCCTTCGACATCTTCGCCAAGAAGTACGGCGACACGGCCGCCCAGATGAAGGGACCGTGGTCGCAGATCCTGGCCGACTTCGGGGCCGCGTGGCGGTCGTTCGTCGACTGGGTCAACTTCATCGACTGGACGAAGGCCAAAGCTGAGATCAACGCGCTGTTGAGCCTGGTGCAGGAACTCACCTCGGCCTTGCCAGGCGCCCGCGCTCGCACCGTGGATGTGGTCGCTGACGACGTGGCGAAGGCATACGGCCGCGTCATGCAGAACGAGGCGACGAAGGCCCGGCTGCTCGCCCAGGGCAACCGCATGGGCGCCGCTCAGATCGACCGCTCCATCCAGCAGGATCGCGGCGTGATCGCGCTTGGTGAGACCCGGCTCGCCGGGATGAGCCTGATCAACGGCACCAGCGAACTGACGCGGCCTCGGCCGGTTGCTGACACGACGACCCGGCCGCCGGCCGCCGCCAATCGCAACGCCGGGCGGGGTGCCGGCGACGCCGAACGCAAAGCCAAAACACAGAGCAGCTTCCTTGCGTCACTGCTGGCTGAGAACGACGCCCGCGCTTTCCAGATCAGCCTGCTGGATGAAGCCGAGCGTCAACAACTGGTGCTAATCGCGCTCCGTGAGAAGGAGAGGGCTGCGGCGGAAGCCGGTTTGACCCTGACCGCTGCGCAGAGGCAAGCGATCACCGACGGCGTCACGCGGCTCTACGACGAGCAGAAGGCGCGCGAGGCGATCAAGACCATCGATCAGGCTCGCCTCGAACTGACGAAGGCGCGGGGTGAAGTCGAGACGCGCGACGCCTATGTGCAGCGGCAACTGGCGGCCCAGATGGTCGGCGCCACCGAGGAGCAGCGCCGGGTTTACGGCGAGATCCTCGGCCAGATGTACGACATCGAGGAGTCCAAGCGGCGTCAGGTTGAACTTGAGAAGGGTGTCTCAGACCTTGAGGCGCAGCGCGCCGAGTTGCAGCGACAGATCCTGTTCGCTCAGGAGACCGGCAATGAAAGCGGAGCGGAGCGCCTACAGGAGCAGCTGACGGCCGTGAACACACAGCTGCTGACGGCCATTGACAATATGCTGGCTTTCTGGCGCGCGACCGGAGGACCGGAGGCTCAAGCTGCAATACTGGCACTGGAAGGTGCCCGCGATCGAGTGCGGGGGATTGGCGGCACCTCTGTAGTGACCGGCAAGCAGATCAATGACGCTTTCGCGGGGCAGGCCGCTTCAGCCATCGACCGCTTCTCGCAGAACCTCGCTGAGACTGGGGACCTCTTCGGCTCGCTGAAGGATGCCTTCCTGCAGTTCGCCGCCGACTTCCTGCGGCAGATCGCCATGATGATCATCCAGCAGATCATCCTCAATGCAGTGTCGGGCGGGACAGCTGGCGGCGGCGGTGCGGGTGGGGCAGGCGGCTTCGTCGCAAAGCTGTTCGGGTCCAAGCATACCGGCGGACTGGTCGGCCATGGCGGCGGCTTCCGTGCCGTGAACCCGGCCGTCTTCGCTGACGCTCAGCGCTACCACTCCGGCGGGCTCGTCGGGAATGAAGTGCCGATCATCGCCAAGCGCAATGAGGAGGTGCTGACCGAGGATGATCCCCGGCACCGTTTCAACGGCGGTGGTGCTGCGCAGGGCATCATCAACAAGATCATCAACGTGCTCGATCCGGGTGACGTGATGGAAGCCAGCTTGGCCACGGAGCGCGGTGAAAAGTCGTTCTTGAATTTCATCACGCGCAATGCCTCGGCCGTGAAGGCGGTGATCGGATGAACTTGAGCCTCAGCAACCTCCTGCGTCCGTTCGCGTTGCGCGCCCGCTCGGCACCAACTGTTCGACGGTACGATGCCGCTTTAGGCCAACCGTGGGGCGATCAACCGCGTTTTGGCCGCGTGGCCAGCGAGACGTTGACGGCGGTCAGCACGGTTCGTGCGCGCGCTCGCCATGCCTACGCGAACGACCCTTATTGTCGAGCGGCCGTCGAGGCTTGGGTAACGGCTCTCGTCGGTGCCGGCGCCCGTCCGACGTCCGCCCATCCTGATGCGGATGTGCGTGCCATGATCGGCGGCGCCGTGGACGACTGGGCTGATGTCGCAGACTTGGCCGGACGTACGGATTACTGGGGCCTTCAGGCTGACCTCGTTCGCGCCATGGTGCTGGACGGTGAAGCGCTGGCTCTCATGATCAACACGCCAGAGGGTCTGCGGCTGCGGCAGATTCCGGCCGAACTGCTGGACGAAAGCGAAACCCGCGACCTGGGGCAGGGCGTTCATACGGTCGGTGGGGTTGAGTTCGACAGGTACGGTCGCCGGGTCGCCTATTGGATTAGGCCTGAAATTCCCTCCTCAATCTACGCCGCCTGGGCGCCGCCCGAGCGGATTGATGCACGCGATGTGCTGCACATCTTCAAGGCAATGGGACCGGGACAGGCGCGCGGCTTGTCATGGTTGGCGCCCATTCTGTTGACGGCGAAGGAAGTCGACAAACTACAGGCGGCGCTCATCACTGGTGCGCAGGTCGCAGCGATGATGGTCGGCTTCGTCAAAAACACGATGAAGACGAGCGACGATCTCGTCAGCGCAGGCATGGCCTACACTCCTGGTCCGGTCGAGTATCTCGAGCCTGGGACGGTCAAAAATCTCGGCAATGATCAAGACTGGGTCACCGCAACGCCGCCGCCGCAATCGCAGCATGGCCTTGGTTTTTTGTCAGCCCAGCTTCGGGCGATCGCAGTCGGCGTCGGTGTTCCCGCCCATTTGGTCAGCGGTGACCTATCGAGCGCGAATTATGGATCACTTCGAGCCGATCTAATCGCCTTCAAACAGCGCGCTGAACAGGTTCAATATGCCGTGCTCGCGCCTCAGCTTTTGAGGCCTGTCTATGCACGCGCCGTCACCGCGCTTGTTTTTATGGGCGAGATCGACGCGCGCGATTTCGAGACGGCAACGCGCGATTGGACGCGCGCGGAGCATTTGTTCCCGGCACCGCCCTGGATCGATCCCGCCAAGGATGCGGCGGCTGAGCGCGACCTGGTCGCAGCCGGTTTTAAATCGCGAAGCCAGGTGATTGCCGAGCGTGGTTGGTCTGCTGCCGCGGTTGATGCCGAAATCGCCGCAGATCACGCGCGTGAAAGGGCCCTTGGACTGTCATTCGGTGCCACCGCCAGCGCCGCCTCTCGACCTGCCACAACAGAGGAGTTGGTCAACAATGCCGACGCTTGAACTAGAGGTGCGACGGGCGTCGTTCGCGCCTTCTACATGGAACGCGGAGGCGCGGACGGTTGAGGCGGTCATCTCAACCGGCGCCGACGTTGAGCGGCGCGACGCCAAAGGGCCGTATATCGAACGACTGGACCTCTCCGGCATCGACCCGGCGTCCCTGATCGGCCTGCCAATCCTGCGCGACCATGCGCAGTCTGTCGGCTCGACAGTTGGCGTCATCGCCGCCGCACGCCGCGAGGGCGGCGACCTTGTGGCGCTGATCCGCTTCAGTGCTGCCGTAGACGCTCAGGACACCGTGACGAAAGTCGCTGAGGGCGTCCTGCGCGGTGTCAGCATTGGCTACGGCCTGACTCATATCCGCGAGACGACCGAAGCCGGTCGCCGCGTTCGGACCATCACCCCCAAAATCCGCGAAGCCTCGCTGACGCCGATCCCGGCCGACGCTGCTTCACTCATCAGGAGCAATACGGATATGCCTACCCCAATCGTGCAGGACGTCCCCGCCATCGTTGCCCCGCCTGCCGTGGTGGCCGCTGGCGCCGTTGAGACCCGCGCTGCGGTCAACGCACAGATTCGCGCCATGGCTGAGACGGCAGGCCTGGATCGCAGCTGGGCGGACGCCCAGATCGACGCGGAGTCGGACATTGGCGCCGCGCGTGCCGCTGCCTTCGAGGCAATGGCGGCCCGTTCCGCGCCGGCCGCCGGCATCCGCGCGCACGTCGGTGCCTCGCATGAAGATCCGACCGTGATCGCCGAGCGTCAGGCCGAGGCGCTGGCGCAGCGCATGGGCGGGGCGGAAGCGTCGGAAGCCGCTCGCCCCTATATCGGCCTAGGCTTCACCGACTACGCGAGGCAGGCGCTGGTCCGAGCTGGTGAGCGCGTTGATAACCTGTCAGCCGACGCCATTCTGACGCGCGCCATGCAGACGACCTCGGACTTCCCGCTGCTACTTGAACAAGGCGGCAACCGGGTCTTGTCGACTGCCTATGCAGCAGCAGAGTCGCCGCTGAAGGCGATCGCCGTCCGTCGCGAGGTTTCGGACCTGCGTGACGTTACTGTCGCCAAACTGGGCGAAGGCTCCGGCCTGGAGAAGGTCAGCGAAGCCGGCGAAATCACCTATGGGTCGTTCGGCGAAGGCGCTGAAAGCTACAAGGTCGAGACGTTCGGTAAGTTGTTCAACCTGTCCCGCAAGCTGTTGCTGAATGACCAGTTCGGAGCGTTTGGCGACGTCATGCGCCAGATGGGCCAACTGGCCGCCGCGGCCGAGGCCAGCGCCCTGGTCGGGATGCTGGCCGCTGGCGCTGGGGCAGGCCCGGCAATGAGTGACGGTAAGCGCCTGTTCCACGCTGACCACGGTAATCTCGCTGCAACGGGCGCTGCTCCGTCGATCGCGACCCTTTCGGACGCTCGCCTTGCCCTGCGGTCGCAGAAGGGCTTGGACGGTGTGACCCCCGTCGGCGTGACCCCGACATACTTTGTCGTCGGTCCAGCGCTGGAAACGGTCGCGGAGCAACTGTTGGCGACATTGGCTGCGACCAAGTCGGCGGACGTGAACCCGTTCAGTGGTACGCTGCAACTGATTGTCGAGCCGCGCATCACTGGGCTCGACTGGTACATCTTCGGGGACAAGGCTAACGCCCCGGTCCTTGAAATGGCCTACCTCGCCGGAGCGTCCGGTCCGCAAATCCTATCGCGGGACGGTTGGAATACCCTCGGCCGCGAGTATCGCGTCACCTTGGATCTAGGCGTTGGCGCGACTGACTGGCGCGGCGCCTATCGCAATCCGGGCGCTTGATCATGACCTTGGCCGAGCGTCTGGCTGAAGCGGAGGCAGCCCTTCATGGGCTGCTGACCGGCCGCGCAGTCGTCCAAGTGACTGACCAGTCGGGCGAATCCATCAGATACGCCCAGGCGTCGGCCCCGAAGCTGCAGGCCTATGTCGCTCAGCTTCGGGGAGAGGTCGCGGGCGCTCGCCGGACTCCCTCTTCATATCGATACATCACAAAGAAGGGCTACTGAGCCATGGCTACCAATCACGTTCAGCGGGGCAAAACCCTGACCATTCCAGCCCCCGTAGCCGTCCAATCCGGCGGTGTTGTCGTCGCTGGCGCCATTATTGGCGTTGCTCAGGGTGACGCCGAGGCCGGCGCTCTGGTCGACGTTCAGGTTGATGAGGTGTGGGACCTGCCCAAGGTCGCAGCGCTCGCCATCGGCTTGGGCGACGTTGTGTACTGGGATGCGGCTGCAGGCCTCGCAAACAAGACCTCGGCCGGCAATACGAAGCTGGGGGTAGCCACCCAAGCGGCGGCTAATCCGTCGGGGACGGTGAGGGTTCGCCTGAGCGGTTTCTGATCGATAGTAGATGAGGGGTCAGCTTTTATAGGGCTGGCCCCATTTTCTTGCCGGGCATTGATTGAGACGACTGTCACGGCAAGTGAGACAACTGTCAAATATGGTGTGACAACTGTCTCAGTGCGTTGAAATCCTTGCAAAATGTCGATTGTCGAAGCATAAGGTCTTTCAACGGGCGCCAAAGTGCGCGAACGGAAGCGAGAGCCACAATGCCGACCTTGCTGACCATCGAAGAGGCGGCCGAACGTCTGGCTGTCCCGTATAAATCCCTGCGCCGCGCCGCCGTGCAGCATGGCCACCTGATCCGCATTGGCCGCGCCATCCGCATCGACGCTGACATGCTGCCTGACCTAGTCGCGCGCTGTCGCCAGCCGGTGGGGCAGGGCTGATCTCGTGAAGGCACCCGCGACTTTCAAACAGGCTGACATCACGCGGGCGGTTAAGGCTGTCCGCGCCATGGGGCTTGAGATTGTCGCTACCGTCATCGGTCCGGACGGTTCGATTAGACTTGAGCACGGGCCTGAAGTGGCGAAGAATTCGAGCGACGCCGCTGAAGCGGCGCTGGCCGGATTCATGAAGACACATGCGCGTTAAGCTATCGGGCGTTCACACGACGACGAAGGTCCTCGCCGACGGGTCCCGCCGCAAATACTACTACCTCGGCAAGGGTGGTCCGCGCCTAGAGGGCGAGCCCGGTTCGCCGGCCTTCGTCGCCAGCATCCACACGGCTAGAGAAGCGCTGAAGCGCGTTCCGCCGAATACGCTCGCGACGATCCTGGACGCCTACCGCAGTTCGGTCGAGTTCAAGGACAAGAAGCCATCGACCGTGCGCGACTACACGCGTCACCTCAAGGCCATCGAAGCCAAGTTCGGCGCGCTGCCGATCGCTGCTCTAGGTGCACGACAGATCCGGCAAGTCTTCAAGTCATGGCGCAGCGAGATTGAGGCCGAGTCCGGCGCCAGAACGGCTGACTACGTGTTTCAGGTCTTTGCCGCTGTCCTCGCATGGGCGAACGATGAAAGCCTGATCGAGCATCATCCGCTGAAGCGCATCGGGCGCCGATATAAAGCCGCTCGCCGCGACAAGCTGTGGTCGCGTGAAATCGAAGCCTACTTCATGAGCAGCGCGCCGTCGCATCTGCGCTTGCCGCTTCTTCTGGCGCTATGGACCGGCCAACGTCAGGGCGACATCCTGAAAATGACCTGGTCCGATTACGACGGACAGTCGATCCGGGTGCATCAGGACAAGGGCGGCGAGAAGGTGCTGATCCGCGTCGGCGCCCCGCTCAAAGCCGCCCTTGATGCTGAGAATCTGGCCGCTGCTGCGAAGGCGAAGAAGCGTGACCGGCAGCAGTCGCCATTCATCGTCACCAATCTGCGGGGTGCCGCCTGGACGAGTGACGGGTTCAGAACCTCATGGGGAAAGGCCGTCAGCGACCTAGAGATCGAGGGCCTGACCTTCCACGATACGCGAGGGTCAGCCGTCACTCGGTTGGCTGAAGCGGGGTGTGAGGTGATCGAGATCGCGTCGGTGACCGGGCATAGCCTGAAGTCTGTCGAGGCGATCCTGGATGCGCACTATCTGAGTAGGTCGCAGCGCATCGCAGACAACGCCATAGCCAAGCGCGAAAACGCCGAAAGCTCCAAACCGGACTCCAAACCGAGCCCAAACGCTGATAGCCTGCAAATTGAGGAAGCGCGGTAA